GCTGTATTGGCTTAGCGGGCGAGATGAATTGCTCGGAGCGCCGCCATTGGCGATCCGCTCAAGTTCGGCGTCGCTGTAGCCGGCCAAGTTCATTTAGAACGCTCCGGGGCGAGCGCCCTGCGAAGCCTGCGACGCGGCAGGCGCATTCGCGCGGCGACGGCGCTCAAGTTCGGCCCTCGCCTCCTCTGGCGTTGGCGCGGGTTGCAATTGCGAAGTCTGGCCGCCGCCCGGTTGCGCGCGAGGATCGACGAGCAGCGGCTGGTTCGGATCGCGCTGCCCGCCCATGCGCTCAAACTCCCAAGAGCCGGGGCCAAGGAAGCGATAGGTGCGGCCATTGTTGGCGACGTAGGCGCGCCCCACTTGCGCGCCGCCTCGTTCGGCGGCCTGCAAACGCCCTTCATCTTCCGGGTGAGGAATCCGCGGCGCCTGGAACGTCGGCGCATTGGGGCGCGCGCCCCAATCGGTCGATGCTTGATCGTAGAGATCCCAAGTGTCACGCTGAACGTTGCGCGCCGATTGCATGACAAACTGCGCCAGTGCCAAGCGGTCTCGCGGCGTGATCCCGTTCTGAGAAATGTCGAGATAGGCGCGATTGCGGATGAGATCTTGCTGTAGCGACGGCGAGAGCGTGGAGAACACTTCCGATTCCGTCAGCACGCCAGGACCGGTTTGCGCACGCGCGGCGGCGCGCAGCAAAGCCACGTCCGATGATCTTGAGTTGACACCTTGAATGTTGGTTGTGTCGCCGTTGTTGGTAACGGCCAAGCGCGCATACGGCAGCGATGGGCGAAGGATGCCAAGATCGTCCATCGCTGCCGTGATGGCGCGGTTGTAATCGTTTTGAAGTACACGGCGCTGGGCGTCTGAGATCGGCGCGCTGTCAGGATTGCGCGCATACGCGGCGTTCTGGCGTGACAGCTCGAGCTGCTGCTGGAACTGGCTCTCTTGCCGGCGCATGCCAAGGATTTCCGCCGCGCTCATGGAGTTCTGCGCGGCGGCGTTCAGCGCTTCATCCGAAAGCTCGCCCGCTTCATCGATCATCTGCGCAACGTACTGGTCGTTAGCGTAAGGGCTGGCGGCAAGAAGCGCCCGCGCGCGGTCGACACGCTGTTCAACCGGCACATCAAGCAGGCTCGCCGCCGCCGAGCCAATCCATTGCGCGCGTTGCCCGGCTTCTTCGCGCTGCTGCGCGCTCATCTGACTTGCGGCTTGTTGGAAGGCAAACCACTGATCTGTGTCGCCAGCGCCAAGCGCGGCCGTCGCGCCCGCATTGAGGCGATCAGTTGCGCTTGCGTCTGGGGCCAGCGCCGTCATTGCCTGCGAGACGGCTTGCCGGGTCGCCCGCCCACGGCGCGCTTCGTTGAGCGCTGAGTATTGCCCAGCCTCGCTGATGAGGCCCGCGCCGATCAGCGCGTTCTCCGCGCCTTGCGCATCGTTTGCCGCGTAGAGACGGCCTGCCTCTTCCAAGGCATCGCGGCGCGTGCGCTGCTCGCGCTGTTGCGTGCCCGCCTCCATGCCCGAAATAAAGGAGTTGAAAATTTGGGCCATTAGCCGCCCCCTGGCACGAAGATAAACGGCGGGTTTCCAGACGACGAACCGCCACCGCTTCTGCCGAAATAGCCCGTGCCGCCAGGCTTGTAGTTTCCAAGCGCATAACCGGCGAAGCCTGCAATGTCAGAGGCGGCATTGCCCCACGCTTGGGCGCCGGCCATCGCCGCATTGCCCTGAACGCTGGCTGCGTTACGGATCGCGTTGCCTGCATTGTTGGCGTAGGCTTGGCCGCCAGAAGCAATGCCCGAATCCGCCGTCAGCCCCGTGTCGATAATGCCGCCCAACGAGTTTAGGTAGTTCATGGTCGCTTGGCCGCGATAGCCGGTCTGAATGTCGGACGCAGCACGAAGCGCCTTGCCCGAGTTGATGGAAGAGCCGCGCCCCATCGCGCCGTTGGTGGAGCGAAGTGCATTCATGGCTTGATCGGCGCCGTACTGCGCATCGCGCCAGAAGGGCGAGGCCTCAAAGGCCGTGTCATAGTCAGAGCGCGCCTCGGCAAGCGCCGTTGGATCGGTGCTGCCGCCAACGCCGATGCCCATGGCGCTATTGTAGAGCCTCCGGGCAGCAGCGCCCTCCTGGCTGTAGGGCGTGAAAATCTTGCGCGCTTCGTCCCGCGCTTCGCGTTGAAGGGCGATTTCCTGGCTCGCTGCCTCTGAGGCCATTTGCCCCGCCTTTTTGGCGGCAGACGCCTGCTTATTGGCTGAATAGATCGACGCGCCGCCAACTACAGCCGCGCCAAGTAGTGCCACAGGCATCAAGCGCTCTCCCGATGCTCAATTGTATCCCCATCCCAATGGGCTGAGGCTTTGAAGAAGGCCGAACGCGTGAAGTCCAACTCAAGGATGCGTTGGGCCTTTCCGGTCTCAGATCCGTCGTCGTTTCGCGAGCGGTCGATCTCAAACCCAGTCTTCAGCGCAAGCGCCAAAGCCGCCTGATTGTCTTCCGGAACGTCCGTCACCAGCTTTTCAGCGCCTACGGTCTTGAACATGTAGCGCGCCGCCTCTCGAGCGAACCAAAGCGCTTTGCCCTTCACGCTCGGCAAGAACTGCGTGTGAACCTCAAAGACGCCCTCCCCTTTGGGCACGAATAGAAACCCGCCGTCGCGATTGATGAGAGCAATCGCGCCATCATCGATCGCCGGCTGAAGATCCAGTCGCGAAGTTCGATCGCCCCCGAGCCAAGGGCGAACGCGAGGGTCGTTCACCACTTGGTTTAGAAAGGTCGCGTCGAAGGTGCGGCGGAGAGACATGGCTGCATTAGCCACCGAGCAACCGAGTGAGTTCAGAAATCTGCTGATCTAGGTCGGCAACATCCTCCGGGTCAGTGGCGACGCGTCGTTCTTGCTTCAATCGACGCAAGATGCGTGATGCGGCCTGCAACTCCTGCATTTCGTCCATCGCGTCAGGCATACGCGAGAACGTCCGATCTCCAGCCGCACGCATCTCTTCTACAAGTGGCGTCTCTCTGCGAGCGCTTGCCGCGCCAAACGCCGCCGCATCTTCCGCATCTGCCGCTTCCCGCACAGCACGACGGCCCATGCCACGCGACGCGGCTTGTTCGGCTAGAGCCTCGCGGAGACCGCCAGAAAAACCACGCCCGCCTTCGCGCGCGGCGTTAATAACCATGTGTGCGAGTTTCGCACCCCCACCGCCAGCGGCGCCGAGCGCCGCGCCCGTTACGAACCCGGCTGGACCGTAAGCCGTTTCTTCCCCTGGCGTCATTTCGTCCGCAACGCCTCCAGTGAGGCCGCCGCCAAAGCCCCCAATCGTCATGCCGCCCATGACGTGATCGCCCCGATAAGCGCCGCGAAGTCCATAGCCCGCCTCACTCGCCATTTCCGCCAGCGCCCTACGCAGCGCACTCAAAGGAATAGCCATCTCTTATCTCCCTCCGCCAACGCGGATGCGAACATCGCCGCGGCGGTCTGCTGTCATTGCCATGTCGTAGAGACGCGCTGCGCGGTCGCGCACGCGGTCGATGTGAACGCCGTTCAAGCGATAGTCGTCAGCCAAGCGCGCGCCGAGATTGACGGTGACGGTCTCTAGCCATTCCTGCGGGACATCGATGTCCTCGCTTGGCTGGGTCACGTCTTCCCAAACGCGCTCGTAGCTATACGGGCACGTGTAAGTCCCGCTCGAAAAGCTCGGGATCGGCCACACCTTCACCGTCGTTGACGCACGCTGGCGATCAATCACGAACTTGATTGGGTTGCCGGTCTGCGTTTTCATCGGGAAGCGGTCCCAGTCTTGCCGATCCCATTCGCTCATCGGGTATTGTTCAACACCGTCGATGGCAAAACGCATGTTCTGCACAAAGCGCGGGCGGGGTGAAAGCGTGTAGGTCTGCGTGCCGGAAACCAGCGTGATTGAGGTCTCCGCGAGCGACCAAAGGTTTGGTCCCTGCATACCCCATGTGTGCATCATGAGATTTAGCTCGCGCTGCGCCTCAACATATTGGTTGCCGCTTGCGGTCTCCCCTTCTCCAAGCACGCCGATCTTCTGCAGCGCGGCGTCGATCACCTGCTGTGCGTTCAAATTGAAGGTGATGGTGCCGGAGGTCGCCACTTAGAGATCGTCTCCCGTCACTGGGTTGTCGTCGTCAGTGAACACTTCGTCTTTCTTCAAACGCGCGTTCGGTAGAGGCATGCCTTCAAGTGGATCGATGAATGGCGGATCAAGCCAAGGCGGGCGTGGATCTCGGCATTTCGTGCAAACGAATGCGCCCGTCCACTCGATTGAGCACGCATGATGGCGGACACGGAAACCGCACCGGTCGCATTCGGCCCAGGGTCCGTGTCCGCTCATCGGTGTCAGCGATCCCGCGCGACGTGAATCCAATCCAATTGCAGCTTGTCGTTGCCCGTATCTACAGCCTCGATCGCAAAGCCGATCGTCATCTCTGTGTCCGGCAGAAGATCGCCGGCGCTTGACGACGTGACCGTCACCGAGCCGTTTGCAACGAGCGTGAACACGTCTGACGCGTAGGTGTAGACCTGCACCAAGATCGTGTCCTTGCCATCGTAGAAGGCATAGACCGCATAGCGCGTGGCATCGGCCATGGTGACGAGATCGCCAGACACAGCTTCGGTCGAGTTGGTCTTGCCAGCGCAGAACTGCATGACGCCCGGCGACGAAGGCTTCGAGCGAACGCCGAACTGATCGGATGGCTCAGTACCAAGAATGTCGTCAGCGCCGACGTGGCAGCCGATGAAGAAGAGGTTTTGATCGGCGTCTTCGATGGAGAAACACGTCGAGAACCAGGCGCGCTTGCCGGCGACGAGCTTTACCGGCTCATAGATCGTGGTGTTGTTGGCAAGCTGATAGTGACAATTGTCGCCTGCTGCCGAGCCCGGCTCAAACTGCACGACGCCGCCGAACTCATCCAGCATCGTCGGGCCAGTGCCTGCCGTGTTGGTGTCGATCTCATCCAAGTGCCAACCGGTCGTGGTGGAGCTTGAGACGGTGAAGCCGTTGAAGTCGTCGGTGAATTGCCAGACTTGGAACGGGTCTGGGCGAACGAACGAGCCATAGAGGTGATCGACGTGGCGCGTTGCAACGCCTGAAGGATAACGAGTGGGAGTGCTAGACATTGGCGGGGCTCCTTAAAGGCGCCCGCACTGGGCGCCCCGCTGTCAGTGGAAGAAAGCCCTCTCCCGCCCCTTTCGGGGCGGGAGAGTTTCGGTGGCGTCAAGCGCCCATCGACCCTACAATCGAACGGAAGTCGTCCCAGCTCGGAACGAAGCGCATCGTTGACTTTGCGCGGGCGTTCTCGGTGCCGAAGTCTTCGTCCTTGTCGAAGTCAACGTCGCGGCGATTGAAGAGGAACAGGCCGTCCTTTTGGTCCGTGGTGATGAACCAGGCATCGTCGTCCGTGAGATACGGATAGACCATGATGCCTTCAGGCAGCACGTTCATCGAGTTGATCGCGTTGATGTCGTTGTTGCCAACGCCCGGCCGCAACGTGGAGTTCACATAGCGGGTGGCGTTGAACATCTCATTGACCGGCACGACCAACTGGCGCGGCATGATCTGAACGCGGATGCCGCGGTCGTTCTTGAAGTTGACGATCAGCTTCACAGCGTCTTCGATCGAAGCCTCCGACAAGTCCGCATCAACCGCGAGGCGGTTCGATTGCGTCGAGCCCAGAGCGGTCGGGTGCGCCGTCGAGCAGAGCACAACGCCGTCCCCGCCCAAATATGACGAGTTGAAGGCGCGGTTCAGCACGTTGGCGGCGACCGTTTCCTTGGTGGCGCGCATGGAACGGGCCAACTCGGAAGCGCGAGCGCGCGACACTTGCTCGTACTGATTGTCTTCAAGTTCTTCGCGGGTGACGATGTAGCCCAGCGCGTAGGTCTTGTTCTGGTGCGTGTATTTCGCACCTTCACGCGCTTGGTCGTACTGGATCGAAGCGCCCTCGCCCTTTTCCGGCGCCAAGCCATAGTAGCTTTGTGCGCTGGTGATTTCGAGGTGCTTTGTGGAGCCCTTCTCTTGGAAGATAGAGCGCCAGTATTCCGGCTTGTCCTGATAGGAGTCGCCGAAGATGCGCGCCACGCCCGGCCACAGGAGCGTCGGGTGCGCGCTGCGAGTTTCTACAGCCATAGTCCCTTACTCCTTAGTCGATGCCTGCAGACGGGAGGTTGCCCGTGTGCATGTTGAAACGAACGGTGTAGACGACGTTCAAAGCCGTCGAGATGTCGCTGTCGGTCGGGTCGTCGATGACGCCCAAGATGACGAGTTGGTCGGTGGCGGTTTGCGCGATCTCCGAAGAATCGAGCACAAAGCTCGAAATGCCCGTGGTCGTGTTGCCGCCGCTGCCGGCCGCGATTTGACAGCTCGAGCCTTGGTCGGTGGTCGCATATGCGCCATCGCCGCGGCACTTGAAGATCGTGCCCGGATCGTCATTGACGAGCACATAGCGCGCCGTTGACGCCAGACGATGCTTTTGCGCCGGCATCGCTTCGTTTGGCACGAAGCCAACGATCGCGCCGGTGATCTTGTCGGTCGTGACGGAGGTGCCGACCGTCGCCCGCGTCACAATCGGGGTGCCATCGGTATGGAAGTCGCCCGTGATGACGACCGGATCGCCAATGAACAGCGCCGTGTTGTCGGTGGACGGCACATAATAGCGGTTGACTTGACCGGTGAAGGAGCCAGCGCCGCTGACGTGCCCTACCGGTACAAAGCCAAACCCGCTCGTGGGATTAGCCATGGAAAAACTCCGAAGCATGGGCGCGCGAAACCGCGCGCGTTTCCGAAACAGATTGTTTGGAGGGCTGTAAGCGGAGCGGCGCGCGGCCTGCTCTATCGCCTTCTCTGACCCGAGCGAGACGAACTTACGCCGTCTCGATGCTTCGCTGTCTTCCGCCAGCGTAAGAGCGGGTCAGCCATTGCCGACCACGCTCTTTAAGAAATGAGCCTTAACGGTTAACGTTCCGTTATCGCGTTAAAGCTGGTTGGTGTCCTTCGGCTTGTAGGCGTGCTCGAGGCGGAGACCGCCGCCTTCGTCTTGGCCCTTGCCGGAGATAATTTCTTGGCCGGTCGCCGCGCGCTTCATCTGATCGTCGATGCGCTGCTGCTTGGCGCGCTGGTCGTCATTGAACCATTCCTTTGGCTTGCGCATCAGCACTGCGCGGGTGTCTTCGCGCGCGCCCGGCGCGATGTCGGCGTGACGCTCGGTCGAGAAACCCACCTCTTCTGCGCTGACCTGATCCCAGTCGCGATTGTAGAGGCGCTGAACGCGGTTCTTGGTGACGTTCACCCAGCGATACTGATAGGCTGGATCGAGCTTGGAATGATCGACCCAGAGGTTGGTGTCGATGCCTTCCGCGTCTTCGCTCGGCTTATAGCGGCGCTCGCGCGCTACAGCCTCAACTTTGTCGCGCGATTGGCGGCCACGGGACGGGGCGGCGGTTGGATCGCTCATCGATTAGCTTCCTTGTCTTTGTTCGTTCGGTGCGCGCCCGCGCACGGTGATCTTTTCGCCGAGGAACGCCCTGGCCCATTGCTCCTTGTCAGGAACCTTGCCGGCGGCGGCTTCCTTCTCGAGATGGGCCTTGGCTTCAGCCGGAAGGCGATCGACGGCGGTTTGCGGTTGTTGGGTCATGGTGCGTGTTGCCGGGGCCATTGGCGGCGCCGGGCGGCGCGGCGGTTGTTGCTGCTGGTTCGGGGAAGCAAAACGCCCCTGCTCGCGCGGTTGAGTCTGAGAGTGATGCGGCGGCGCGTATGCATCGGCGTAAGCGTAACGCAGCGCGGCTTCCGCCGCTTGAAACTGCATTGCCGGCGAGCCGCCACGTTGCGCAACCGCGGTCATCTCGCGATCCATCAACTCCCAAGCGCGCTCGTCGTTGAGCGCAATCGGGTTGGCCTCAAAGAAGCGCGCCGCTACGGGATCTTGCATGATCCGTTCAGCCTGCTCGTAGACATCGATTTGCGGCTGAACCTGTTGCTGCGCTTGCGGGCGATCTGACGGCTTATACTGCGCCATCACTTCGGCCTGCTCTTTCACGAGCTTGGCGTAGAGTTCTTCGTTACCCGCTTTTGCGGCGTTGAACTTGGCGTCTTCGTATTGCGCGTTGAGGCTTTGCGCCTCGCGCTGTTGGGCCGTTTGATAGCCATGCTCCAAGCTGGCGAGTCGCTGTTCGAGCGACTGCGCCGTGCTTCGATAGGTTTTGAGTTCGTGCTTTGTGCGTTCCAGCACGCGCGGCATGTTGAGGAGATATTCCTCGACCCCGACGTGTTTGTTCGGGTCGCCTCGCCATTTGTCGAGCGGCGTCCAGCCCATCTTCTCGCCAAGCTGCTCAAGTGTGAGCGAAGCTGGCTGTTGATTGATTGGCGGCTCTTGGTTGTCGTCGTTGGGCTGATCCAAGCCCGGATTGTCTTGGTTCTGGGCGGCGTCAAGCGCATTGCCTTGCGGCGCATCGTTTGCCAACGCCCATTCGTCTCCGCCTTCCGGCGGGACATTCAGCGCTGTGTTTTGCAGCGTCATTCAGTTGCTCTCCTCACGCTCCGTTCCAGAAGCGCTTGAAGGGCTATGTTATGGCTTGTGTTTTAGGTGGCGGGGTTTGTGCGGCGCGCCCGCTGCTCACGCAGCAACTGGCGTAAAGTGATGTCGCCAGCGAGCGCGACACCGCCAAGGCCTGCGCTAGCGCGGAGGATGTCGCCAAGCGCGTTGCTCGCCCTATCCCCGTCAAACCTTACGATCTGCTGATCGTCTGGGACGTCTTGGGTTTCCCAGGGGGGACGGGCGCGGCGCTCTGATGGGCCTAGATTTTGGCGCGTTTGCACATTGCGCGCCTCAACCTCTCCCGCTAAGCGGCGATAAATTATGTCGGCCGCCGTTTCCTGCGCTCGGCGATTGATCGGGCTATAAATGTTACGGCGTGCTGCCGCTAGGTCGCGGGCCATGTTGTCGTACTGCGCGCGAACTTCTACTTCTGGAACGCCTCGGAAAGTCTCGTTTGCTGCGAACTGCTCATAGCTTTGTGGCGTTAGGAGCCGCTCGGTTTCGGCAAGCCATTGCGCGCGCAAATCATCGCTCATATAGGCCGAACTGCCAGAACCCCCGCGCGCAAAACCCTCAACATCTTGCAGGTGGTGCTGCGTCTCGTGAAGTGTAGTGGACGTCTGATCGCCGCTGCGGCGCAGTGTAATGCGATTGTCGTTATACGTCCCTCTTACGCCAGGATCGATGCTGGACATGCCAGGGCGCGCAAGGATGACATCGCGCGCCACCTCCGGGTAAGCCTCATAAAGCCCCGGATGCTCGAAGTCGTACTCCATCCTCCGCCCATTGTATTCGTTCCACAACGGGCCGTAGTTTTCGTTTGCACGCTCTCGTAAGCCACGAGCAGCCGCTCGCGCCTCTCCGTTGGCGCGTCGGACTGTTGCAGGGAAAAGGTCGGGTTGTTCGCGGAGGGCCGCGTTTCGGGCGCGCACACCCTGCTCAATCTCTCGCGCTTGCCCCAGCATACCCTCGCCTATGGCCTGCACTTCTTCATTCGTGCGGAGCCGCGCCCCACTATCATCAATCTCAAACCGCCATTTCCCATCGACACCTTGGAACCAGCCTGTGTCGCGCCAGATCGCGTCTCGGGTCGCGCCCTGCCCTGCCATCTCTTGAGCGCGGGAAAGGGCCTGATGGTCCGCGGTCTTTGCCAAAGGCCCAGCAAACATGCGAAGCGCGTTCATCTCGCCGGGGCGAGGCGCCGATGCTCTTGCTAGGATTCTAAGGGCTTCGCGCAGTCCCGCCATGCGCTGAATATTACGGGAGAAACCTCAGGCGGCGGGGGTCGGTCGCTCCCTCGCCCGTCTCGCGCACGTCAAAATATCCGCCGCAATCTGCTCTGCAGCTTCTGGCCCCATAGAGCAGACAGCAAAGACAACGTTCACCGGCCCACGGTCTGAGTAGCCTTCAGGCTTCTTGAACCTGAACACGACGCTGCCGTGCTCATCGTGTTCAAACTCCATGAGGGTGGAGAGTTCGGTCACCGATCGTTTTCGCGCCAGTTTTGCAGCGCTCGGTCGATTGAGAACTGCGAGATGCCGGACGCCCGGAGCGACTGCTCAATAAGCCATGCGTGCCTGTAGGTGGCCTCCAGTTCCGCCCACGTTTCAGGGCAAGGCTCAAACGGGCCTGCTGTCGGCCGAAGAACCGGCCTTTGCGCGTAATATTCTGGCGCTTGGTTCGCGGCGCGATGCAGCGTTTTGCGCTGCCATTCCTCGCTTGTGTTAATGCTCACGCCGCCCTCTTCTCAGCCACGACCTGAACATTGGCCCCTGCCTTCAGTTTAGCGAGGACTTCTTTGTCTTTGAGGAGTCGGTACGTTCTGCCATCGTTGCCCACGAAGTCTTGGCCGGGCGGGTAGCGCTTCGTCAGTACGACATCACCGGGATCAAACGGCCGGCGCTTCGTGGTGCGCCCTTCTGCAAGCGCGCGCTCCCAATCTTGGCTCATAAACGCTGTCGGCGAAATGTCCACGATCATCCAGCGCGTTGACGCCGCCGCTTCCTGATCCTTGGTCAGGTCAGAAATGATGATGGAGCCAACCTTATCGTCTGGCTCAGCGCGCAGCGCCAAGAAATCAAAGTCCCACCCGGCTTCAATGCCGGGGTCGAGGTCTTCCAAAGCAGGAAACGGCTTGTAACGTTGAAACTGGCTCACTCACTCTCTCCAAAAATATCTTCGTGCGTCGCTTTCGGAAGCCACTCAAACGCTTCGGCTTGGCCTTTTAGCATGAGAAGCTTGCGCTCATCTGCGTCGCCACTGTTCCAGCTTTGCGCTATCCACAATTGCTTGCGGTCTTCGGCGCGTTCGTTCAACACGGCAAACACCCGTCTTGTGATCGGGTGCTCTCTCCACGCTTCAAATTCTTCCGGGTCGATTTCGGTTGTCATGGAATGGCGGAGTCTCTGCCTGTGTTTGTTGGCGAGAGGTTAACGCTACTGCTGGCGGGCGTCGCGGCGCGCCTTAAACTCCTCAATCGCCAACTTGCGATCTTCGCGCTGACCTTGTTGCCACTTCACAACGTGCTGCACTTCCCTGTCTGCGTCTTCCATGTCGGCGCGGAAGGCGTCGAGCGCGCTGCCCTGGCGCTTCTGCTCAAGCTCGATGTCTTTCTGGTTGAGTTCGCGGTCCTTTTGATCGAGTTCGCGGGTGCGAATGGCGCGCTCCTCGCCAGCGTTTTGCACATCGCCGCCGATCTTCTGCGCGTTGGCTTGCGCGAGGTCCGCTTGTGCGTTCTTGAGTTTGACGTCCGCTTCCTTCAACGCCGTTTCAAGCGCGGCCATCTTCTCCATGACCGGGTTCTTTTCGACAAGGTATTCTTCCGGGTGCGGAATGCGTGCATCGCGGAAGACGCTCTTCAGGATAACAAGACGGTTTGCAGCCGGATCGTTGAGGAAGCCCAACTTAAACTGCGCCTTCGCCATACGCTGCATGTCGGTGAGCGCGCTTGGGTCTGCGATTGGACGAATGTCCAAATCGGACATGTCGAAGTCGGCTTGCGGCTCCGGCGGCGGCGCCATCTGCTGCGGCGGTTGCACGGGAAACGGCAACACTGCGCCGCCCTGCCCTGGCATCGGTTGCGGCATTGGCGGTTGCGGCCCGCCCGCTTGCAGTTGATCCAGCGGGATCGCGGGCATGTCGCCGCCGCCCATCGGCATCGGCAGTGCGCCAGCCATCGGCGCGCCCATGTCTTCCGGTCCCATCGGCGGGCCGCCATTGTGGCCCATGCCCGGAGGCGGAGCGCCTGGCATCTCCGGCGGCTGTGGCAACGGCTTCGGCCGCGCGTCCAAGAACTTCTGATAGTCAACCGGATCGAGATAGCGCTGGTTCAAGCGGCACTGCAGCTCAAACTCTTTGCGCATCGAGCGATAGATGCGCTTGTAGATCGAGGTGAAGACCTGAAGGCCCTGCTCGATCAGGGCCATGACCGTGCCTTCGGCGACGTGATTGCCGCCCGGCATGTCGCCTGCGAGCACGTCCTTGATCGCGGTGATGTCCTTGGCCGCGCCTAGGAGCATGTCCACGAGATTGAAGCTGACCGCGCTCGGGCCTGGAAACTCTAGCCGCTGGATCGCTTGCTGAACGTTTTGCACCCCGTCCAGCATCTTGAAGACGTTGGGCTCAAGCGAGATCGTCCCGCCGCGGACCTTCATGCCAGCGCCGATGAAGCCGGTGTTGGTGTTTGACCAGTGACCCGCGTCGATCATCTGGTTCAAGAGCGTGTTGATGGTGTCGGAAATCTCTTCCAAGAGCTTGCCGAAGCCGATGCCATAAGCCCCGCCCTGCGGGTCCGGCAAGAAGCAATAATCCACCCACGGCAAGAGGCGCGTGATGGCGAGGATTTTGCCGGGAGGCGCCCCTTCTGCGCTGGGCGCGCGGCGAATGTCGCTCTCATCAAAGGCCGGGTCAATGCGAACCACGGCCCCGGTCGCCTCATGCACAACGACGATGTAGGGCTCTGAGAGCCCGTCTTCGTCTAGATCGATGTAGCGGCACTGTTCAAGGAAAAGGATCGGCTTTTGGCTATCGGCGGTGTCGCTTTTGACCTCGCACTTCAGCCATTGGCCGGACGCGACGCGGGCCTCGTAATCGTAGGGATAGATCGAGTCCAGAACGTGGGTGACCCGCGGCGCCATCTCGATAGACGGCGCATCGATCGGGATGACCACCTTGAGCGCCGGCGCATAATCAAAGCGCGGGCGATTGAGCGCAGGATCCCAATAGACTTTGCGAAAGCCAGCGCCGGTAATCGGAAGCTGGTGCAAAAGCTGGTCGGTGCCGCCTTCCCATTCCGGGCACTGATAGATGATCTGATCGTTGCAGAACGCGGCGACGCGTTCCGAGCGATCGGCCTTGGCGCTGTCTGTGTCTTCGCCGTTGATCTTGACTTGGACGACTTCATCGCCGCGGACGATGTTGGGATAAGCCCGCGCTGCGAACTGAATGCTTGCCGTCGTCAGAAGCGGGAAACGAACGTCGGCTGCGCCGTTGAAGGGGTAGGTCTTCTTCTCCCCCTTCTTTTGGCCTGCCGTCTCAAG